CGCGTCGCAACGCGCTACGACCGAAACGCCGCCAACTTTCTCGCCGCCGTCTGCATCGCGGCGATCGTCAGCTACTGGTTATGAGTCCGGACCCTAGGGCCGTCTTGCCCGCTGCGCTACGCCCGACGATTATGTTGATGTTTCGAAAACCTTCGAGGCTCAGGCCGCGAAACGCTCGAAAATTCATCGCGGAAAATGAAGCAATCATTCGGTACGCCGTCGTTCCTTGAGGCGAGCAACATAATATCCGCGTATTCGCCGGAGTCACGGCCTGATTGGAGTGCGGAGTGAATTCCATCGGAGCGCTCGCGCGGAATAGAGTGGGCCTGTCGGGTGGCAAGGGATCCGGCATTCGCTTTCGACGCTTAGAGTTCGGCTCGAACAATACGCGGCGTCGTGCGGGTGCTGCCGGAAGGCGCGCCTGCCACCGGGCATCCTCCATCTGACGATTCAGGAACGATGATGGACCTTGAGAGCCGGGGTTCTCGCACCAGGCGGATCGTCTCGACTGAATCGCTCGAGCAAGTCGCGTCCACCAGAATTGGCGTGTCGAAGTTGCACCTGTCGCGGGCGAAACGACGCGCGTGTCGCTTTAACCTTCTCCAGTCCTTCGGACAACGAGCCCAGTTCCGAAGTCTGGAAAGGGTGAAGGCCCCCCTCAATACGCGATCTGCGGCGGCGGCACGTAAGGGAAGCCGCGGAAGGCGGCGAGATTGTTGAACCGCGACGCGCAAGTCGCCGGCGTGTGGTCGCAGCCGGCGGAAACGGTGAAGGCGTCGCCGGCCGCCGGCGCGGCGGGCAGCGGATACATCAGGTTCAGCGACGCGCCGCCGACGACGCTCTTCACCGTCGCGCGCACGTTCGCGTTGACGCCGGAGGAGAACACCAGCGACCCTTGCGCGTGGATCGCCAGCGCGCCGGCGAAGGCGATGACGCCCGCCGTCGAGCCGGCGCCGGCGGTCCCGGTCGCCGCACAGGTGCCACGCGGCACGCCGCAGCCGGAATCGTAGAGCGTGTGCAGGCAGGTCGGCGAATAGAGGTTGCGCGGCATGTCGTAGTCGAGGATCACCAGGTCGGAGGCGACGGTGATCGTCGCGCTGGTGCGCCCGACCGAGTCGACGGTCGACACGCGGCCCTTGAACAGCGTGACGCCGCCGATCGGCGGCTGACCCAAGGCGGTCATGAACACGCGATCGCGCTGAACGCTCGCGCCGTCGAAGGCGCCGTCGCGCAGCGCTTCGAGAAACGGCGCGCCGGCGACGAGGTCGGTCGGCCGCGCGGCGATGGCGATCTGCTGCCTGTCGACCTCGAGGCCGACCGAACAGCGGTACTTCAGCCCCTGCACCAGCGGCCCGTCGGCGGCGTAGGTCATGCCGTTGTAGACGACCGGCTGGTCGACGTTCGTGTAGGCGAGGACCGTCCCCGTCGCCAGCGTGAAGGCGAAGCATTCGGCGAAGGCGATCGGCGCGTCGGGATTGGCGCGCGCCGCGTTGAGAAAGGCGATCAGCGCGGGGGAGGCGGTCTTCATGACGAGCGCACCGAACGGAATTTGAGGCTGTCGAGCCGCCACAGATTCTGCATGAACTGTTCGAAATCCGCCGTGTCGTCGTCGAAGCGGCATTGGAAGGCGTAGGCGCCGGTCCAGCCGATCAGCGCGCCGCTCGCCGGCGCGGCGGCGAAGACGAGACTATTTGGCGTCGTGAGCGACCAGCCGGTGGTGTTGGCGCTCGGCGGCGCCGCGGTCCCGGAAACGAGGCCGGTCGTCGGTTCAGTCCAGTTCGCGCCAATGGCGATCGGCGTCGAACCGTTCTGTTTCTGCTCGGCGCCGCTCGACGCGCCGACATAGACGTTCCAACCGACCGCCGAGGCCGGCGCAGGCGCGGCGGGCGAAGCGACGACGAGCAGATCGTCGGCGGCGACAGCCAGCGAGCCCACGGCCGATGGCGGCGTCTCGCCCGAGGCGGTGACGTAGGTCGTCTCGACGTACAGCGTCGCGGCGGCAAGCGCGCCGCCCGCGACGGAAGACAACGTCGGCGACGCGGGCGGCGAAAGTCCGGCGCTCGGGATGACCGCGCCGCCGAGGGTGACCTGCGAGACGCTCGTCACCCACCCAACCGGCTCGAGGAAGCCGCCGAGAGCCCGCGCGAAAGCAAACGTCGTCGTCGCGCCGTCGCCGGCGGCGATGGTCTGTCCGCTGATCGAATTGTCGCTCGGGTCGGCGTAGAGGAAGGTCGAGAGCTGGCCCTGACACTGCAGGAACAGGCCCATCAACGCCTGCATCGACTCCGCGCCGAGGCCCGGATACTGGCCGTTTGTCGAGCCGTCGAGCCCGTCGAAGGTCAGTTCGAATTGCCAGATCGGATTGACGTAGAGCGCATCGCGCACCTCGCGGCCGGAGACATGCGAAGCGACGATGGTGGCGAAGGTCGGCTTCTTGTGGACGCTCCAGCCTTGGCCGGGCAGGGCGGGAAAGAGGGGCGGGGTGGTCATCAGGCGCTCCTTCGGAGCGGTGAGTGGCGAATGGCGAGTGGCGAATGGACTCTGGTCGCCATTTGCCACTCGCCATTCGCCCTGTGGCTTCTCACGGCTTCACCGTCTGCAATTTTACCGTTCCGAGCGCGAACAGCGTCGCCATGAACTCCTCGAGGTCGACAACGTCGTCGGCGAAGCGGCAGAGCCACAGAACGCCGAAGTCGGCCGAGACTTGCGCGCCCGCGGCGGGCGCGGTCGCCAAAGCAATCGCCGGCGCGTAGCCGTCGGAACACGACCAGGCGGAGGCGGGCAGGGGCGCGCCGTCGAGGTAGACGGCGGCGACGCCTGAGGTTCCCGCGACCGGCTCGACCGCGGCGCCGATCGTGCGCGCCAGCGCGAAGCGCGTCGTCGTCCCGTCGCCGATTCCGAGGATCTGCCCGGCGACGTTCGCCAGGCCCGGCGGCGCCAGCCAGAACGGCGCCGCCGCGCCGCCGACTGCGGCGAAAAAGCCGGCGATCGTCTGCATCTCGCTATAGATCGCGTCGGCGCGCAGCAGTTCGTAGGTCAGTTCGACGTCGTAAAGCGCCTCGGCTCGGCTCGGTCGCCGCGTCGCGCGACCCGAAACATGGTCGGCGACCTCGGTCGCGAACCGCGGCCGCACATGCGTCGACCAGCCGAGCGTCGCCAGCGTCGGGAAGGTCGGATAGTCGCCTGGCGTCGGCGCGGGCGACGGCGCGGGCGGGGCCAGCGCCGGGCCGCGGCCGGACAGCCAATTGCCGGTCGCCCAGTCGTTGGCGTCGGCCCATTGGCTGGCGAGCAGCGGAAAGGTCGGGAACGGCCGCGCGTCCCACGCCCAGGCGCAGGAGAAGGCGAAGTCGACCATGACGGCGCCGGCGGCCGATGTTTCGTTGCGGCCGTCGACGTTCCAGTATCCATAGATCGCCTGCAGCGCGAGCTCGGCGAGGGTGTCGTCGCGGCGCGGCGCGAAGCCGCCGCCGGGGATCGGATCCCAGATCGACCAATAGGGCGTCGCGCTGCCGCTCGACTTCGTATCGAAGAAGACGTTGGGTTGGTTGGTCGCTTTGTCGCAGGCGGGGAAGCCGTATTCGACGAAGGCGATCGGCTTCATCTGCGGCGTCCAGGCGGTCGGCGGCCCGTGCGGCGCCCAGCCCAAGCCGTCGCCGGCGTCGTAGATCGCCTGGTGGGTGTTGTTCCACCACCAGCGCAATTGCTTGTTGGCGAGCAGTTGCTGATTGGCGGAATAGGGCTCACGCGTCTGCGCCAGCCGGTCGCCCTCGGGCAGCGACACCGTCAGGTCGGTGCCGTTCGGATCAAGTCCGCGGCCGTCGTTGTTCCCGTCGTCGTACCACCAATTGAACTTCTCGCCGCCCTCGATGTTGGCCTTCAAGTAATCGAGGCTGGTGATCGTCGGCGCGCCGGCAAGACCGAGTCCGTTCATCGTCGCCGCCGACGGCGGCCAGGCGCCGGCCGGCGCCGGCTGAAGCCAGTTGATCGCATCGAGGCCGCCGTCGCCGGTCGTCCAATCGCTGAGCGGCAGATAGTTGTCGAAACCGACGCGATCGATGTCGGCGCTCGCCCACAGCGCATCGAGATGCGGCCACTGGCCGTTCTCGCCCGCGTGCTGCCAGCCCATCCAGCTCGACCAGTCGGCGGAATAGGCGATGAGGTTGGCTGTCGCCGAACCGACGCGCGCGAAACCCTGGCCGTCGAAAATCGCTCGAACTTCGCCGGCGAGCGCGGCGAGCCCGGCGACGAACGGATAGTCCCACGTCGCGCAACCGGAAGCGTCGACGCTTCCCGCCTGGGTCCAGGTAGGGCCGCGGATCGTCTCCAGCCCGCGTAGTTCCGAACCGATCAGAAACAGATCGACGCCGCCCGCGACCGTGCAGAGCCAGGCGTAATGCAGGATCATGCGGCCATAGGTGTAATCCGTCGGAGAGCCGGAATAGGAGACGGTCAAATTGACCGCATCCGGCGTGAACTCGGACGCGCTCGCCGAGCCGAGAAACGCCGCGACCGCGTTGGTCGCGTCGCTGGTGAGGTCAGGCGCATGCGTGATCTCTCCGCGCCACGGGAAACCCGACGCCGTCATCAGCAAAAACGGATAGAACACGACCTTGAAGCCGCGCGCCTTCAGGTCGCGGATGCAGCGCACGACGCTGGCGTCGGACGGCGTGCCGCCATAGGCCGCGCCGCCGTTCACCAGCGTCGGCAGGGCGATCAATCCAGGCGAATTCTGCGTCAGGCCGGAGACGCGCCATTCATCGGCGGTCCACGACGAGCCCGAGCTTTGCGTAAACGACCCGCCGATGAAATTGGTCGCCGGATAGACGCGGCAGCTCGCGGCTTCGAGCGCGTCGGCGAACCACGCGCAAACGACCGAGACGGTCGCGCATTCGGGATGCGCCGCCTGCAACTGGTCGAGTGCATAAGAATAATCGGCCTTCGCGCCGCTCGGCGCAAAGAACGTATTGAGCCGTTGAAGCGCGCCGCCGGCGCCGGCGCCTTGGTGAGCGATCGTGTCGTAGGTAAACTCGCCGGTGGCCGGCAGGAGATGGACTCCGAGCAAGCTCGCCATGTCGACCTCTCACGCGCCGAGGCGGCGCAAGCCGAGATGGGCGCCGTGGCGCACCGCCTCGTCGATCGCCTTCATCATCGTCGCGCTGTTGCTTTTCATCCATTGTGCGACCGAGCCGGAGTCGACGGCGGAAACGTGGAAGTTCGTCGTCGGGTGGATGTGCACGGCGCCCTGCGCGCCGCCCTGCGCCTCGCTCGACAGCAGGCCGCGGAACGCGCCGGCTTCGGCCGCCGGCATGACCAGCTCGTTGTGATGCACCAGCGTCAGCATGTCTTCGGGGACCCGCCACATGCCGATGTCGGCGGCGGCGACCGCGCCGGCCATGCTGGCGACCGTCGCCTGCGCCGCGGTGGCGGGGCCGGCGGCGAAAGGCCCCATGATCGGCGCGAGAAAGCCGAACACGCCGGCGAAGGCTTCCGCCGCCGAAGACAAGATCGAGCGCACCATCGTCGCCGCTTGCGTCGCCAGCGACGCCGCCGCGCCGGCCTGTTCGGCCCCCGTGCGCGCCGTGACGCCGGCGGTCGTCGCCGCAGTCTTGGCGGCTTCGGTCGCTGCTTGATGGACGACCGTCGCTTCGCCCCATTCGATGAACTTGATCAGCAGATCCTCGAGCACGTTCTTGAACGCTGTCCGCCAACTCTCGGTCCCCGAGAGCAGACCATGCAGCTGCGAATTGAACGCCTGCGTCACCGTGCCGGCGAACGCTTGATATTGGCTCGCCTGCTCGTCGACCGCCTTGCGCGTCAGCGCGATGATCTGGCCCTGCGTGCGCCGCTCGACGGCGAGGATCTGTTCGTCGATGCGCGTCTTCTGCGCCAGCGACTGGTCGCCGAGCGCAGCTTTCTGCTGCAGCGCCGCGACCTCGGCCGCGAGCTCTTCCTCGAGCGACTGACGCGACCAGGCGAGTTTCTGCGCGATGGTGATTTCGTGCTCGCGCGCCTCGTCGGCATAGAGGGCGAGCGTCTGTCGCGTCGCGTCGGCCTCCGCGGCGACTTCGCCCGCCGCGGCCATTTGCGCGGCGCGGATCGCGTCTTCGGACGCGTCAGTTTGGGCGGTCTTCATCGCCTGCGCCGCTTCGGCGTGAGCGGCGGCGAGCGAACGCGCGATCGCCGACGAGGTCGTCAGCGCGTCGTCGTAGGGTTGCAACCGCGTCGGGTTGAAGGTTGCGCTGAGCGAGGCGGCGAGCGCAGCCGACTGGTCGTTGAGGTCGACGAACGAAGGGGCTAGGCTCGAAAGCGTGTCGCGCGCTTCGCCGATCCCGGCGACGAGATCGCCGAGATCGGCGGCGAAGCGGACGGCGACGGTCGCGTCGGCCATGGCGGAGCCTCACAGGTTCAGAGCTTGCCGCCCGGGAACGCGGCGCGCAGCGCGGCGACCGTCGGCGCGTGGGTCTCGGCGGGGGCGTCGATCTCGCGCGGGCGGTAATGCAGCGCGGCGGCAATCAGCCAATGCGCCGGCGGGCGCGCGCGCCACTCGGCGACGAGCGCGCGGTAGCGCGGCATGGTGAGGCCGTCGAGCGCCTCGTCCCAGGTCCAGCCGGTGTTGGCGATGACCTCGGCGATCAAGCGGTCGAAGTCGATTTTCCCGTAGGGTGCGACGCCTCCGGCGTCGCCTCGCTCGTTGCTGCGGCGCGCAGGCCCGCCGCCTTGGCGATTGCGGGGAAGGCCTGGATCAGCTCGCCGACCGAGAACGGCAGGTCGAGGAACTCGGCGTAGGAGAGGGCGGGCTCGACCACCGCGATCGCCCGCCAGGTCGCTTCGGCGAGCCGGTCGAACTGCGCCTCGCCGAGTAGCGCGACGCTCGCCGCCGACATCTCGGCCCCGCCGGCGTCGGCGTAGACGGCGAACAAAGCCGGCTGGATCGCCTTGACGGCGCGGAACGGCAGATGCGGCAGCGCCCAGGAGCGGCCGGCGAGCGCGACGGCGAAGGTCTCCTCGCTCACGCCGCGTCTCCGAAGTTGAGCTGGCACACCTGGCCGGCGGCGTTGGCGAAGCAGGCGAAGTCGAGCTCGGGGATCATGAAGTCTTCGAGCTTGGTCCCGAGCGCGAGCTTGTCGGCGACGCAATTGTAGAGCAGCAGCGAGAACTGTTTGCCGGTGGTCGGGTCGGCGGCGAAGAGATTGGCCGAGAACGTCGCCGAGGGGCCGATGAGTTGGGCGTTGACGGCGACGCTCTCGCCGTTGCCGGCAACCGTGTACGTATAGGAAATCAGCACGGCGGCGCCGGCGTCGGCGCCGGCGAAGCTGTAGACGCCGCCGTCGACCGCGTATTGTCCCACCGTCGGGCTCGACGCGACGAGCTTCAGCGGCAGCGCGCTCGCCGCGTAGACGACGCCCTGATCGGCGACGAAATTCGCATGGTAGGTCGGCGTGTACGTACAGGGCGAGCTCGCCGGGACGCTCGTCGCCTCGCCGAACTGGGTCTGCGTCGCGCCGGGGCTCGGCGGAACGCCGAAGAACAGCGAGCCGAGCGCCTGGCCGGAGATGCGCGCGAGCTTGGCCTTGCCGGTCATCTTGCGCGTGCCCGAGCCGATCGCGACGGGAAAGTTGTATTGGCCGTAGAGCGCCTTGGTCGAGGTGGCGATGTTGAGCGACACTTCCTGCGCGAGGCCGAAATTGATCGGCGTCCCGCC